TGGATACGTTCTGAAATACTTGGAACATCGGATGCTAAAAATGTAGCATCTTCTTTGAGAGAAGGATGGGAGTTAGTGAGAGCTGACGAATATCCAGATTCTCAATATCCAACTGATACTGAAGGCAGATACGCTGGAATAATTGGAGTGGGAGGCCTATTGCTGGCTAGGATACCAGAGGAGATTGCGCTTCAAATCGATGCTTATTATAATAAGCAAAACGAGGCTAAAGAAGAAGCAGTAGAGAACAATCTTATGAAGGAACAGCACCCAAGTATGAAATTCCATAAGGAATCTAATACTCGTGTAACTTTTGGTGGTACAAAGAAATAATTTTTTAGTAATTTCTAGTCCCAACAAAATAAATTAAACCCGTACTGGAGGCCCTTCGGGGCAGGTACATATAAAGGAAACAAATACTATGGCAAATGCAAGTACAGTAGGTTTTGGGTTAAGAACGACTTCAACTGTTGGAAATACTCCAGCAACTTCTGGTCAATCTAACTACAAAATCAAATCAGGCCTAGGTGTTGGTATCTTCAAAAATAATCCGGTATCACTTCAAGATGCAAGTGGTGACCAAGGTTATTTACAAGATGCAAGTTTCGCAACAACTGATGACACAGGTTCAGGAGGAGCAGCGTTCGATAATACTGGACACGCGCCTCTAATCGGTGTGTTTAATGGAGCTTTCTACATTGATAGTTCTACAAGCAAACCAACTTTTGCTAATTCAGTTGCAGCAAGCACAACATTTGGAACTGACTATAATACAGGTAGCAACGACGGAATAGGTTTTGTAAATGACAACCCGCAACAAGAATATGTTATTAAAGCGGACGCGGCAGTTACTCAAGCTATGATCGGAGATGCTGGCTATAACACAAACAGCTTTACAGCAAGTGATGCTAAAGACGGTCAATCAACTGTTACTTTAGACATTGGTGGAGGAGCAGCAACAACTCATATGTTTAAACTTGTGAGATCAGCTGACGATCCAGAAAACAATGATCTAACAGCAGTAGGTGCGAACGTTATAGTATCGATTGCACAAGCTAGTAACTTGTATAACTAATCGAATAGGAGATAAATAACTATGGCAATATCAAGAGCACAACTAGTTAAAGAACTAGAGCCAGGTTTGAACGCTTTGTTCGGTCTGGAATACAAACAATACGGCGAGCAGTGGACTGAAATTTTCGACACTGAATCATCTGACAGAGCTTTCGAAGAGGAAGTAATGTTAGCTGGTTTCGCAAACGCGGCAGTTAAACCTGAAGGTCAAGGGGTTGGCTACGACGATGCACAAGAAACTTTCACAGCTCGTTACACTAACGAAACGATCGCTTTAGCGTTCGCAATCACTGAAGAAGCGATTGAGGACAACTTGTATGATAGACTTGCGTCTAGATATACAAAAGCTTTAGCTAGATCTATGAGTAATGCTAAACAAGTAAAATCAGTCGAGCCTCTAATTCAAGGTCTTCCAACTACGGATAACTTTGATTCAGGTGACGGTGTTAGTTTATTTAACACAGCTCACCCAACAGTGGCTGGTACTTTTTCTAACACTTTAGCAACTCAAGCTGACCTTAACGAAACTTCATTGGAGCAGTCTTTAATTGACATCGCTGCAATGACTGACGAAAGAGGTTTAAGAATCGCAGCTAGAGGAGTAAAAATGATTATTCCTTCTGAGCTACAATTCACAGCTGAAAGATTGATGAAGTCTCAAGGTAGAACTGGAACAGCTGATAATGATATCAATGCAATCGTATCTATGGGTATGATTCCGCAAGGATACAGAGTTAATAACTACTTAACTGACTCTGATGCATTTTATATCTTAACAGACATTCCTAATGGAATGAAAATGTTCAACAGAGCACCATTGACAACTGCAATGGAAGGCGACTTTGATACTGGAAACGTTAGATACAAAGCTAGAGAAAGATACAGCTTCGGCGTATCAGACCCTAGAGGTATCTTCGGCGTTGAAGGTGCATAATCAATAAATTTTGTGGCCGGACATAGTTCGGCCACATTTTCATAATAAATGGTGAGATTCATGAAAAAATTTTTAGTCAACATTTGGGCGTATAATCATCACGCAAAATTTACAGTTGATTCAAAAGATTCCCCAACAGACCTGGAACAATCAATCCTTGACAAACTTGGAGAAAACAGTATAGTTTGGGAAAACCTTGGAGTTAGTTATGACGACAAGGTAAATAGAATAACCTATGAGGAGGTTATAGATGATACAAGACCTATACAAAGCAAAAAGGTCCTTGGAGTTGAAGTGGGAACAGGAGCATCTGGATCATAACAGATACACTCTTGAGATGGTTAGAATTGACGATAAGGTCAAACAAATCATCACAGATATCAAGCTTGAAGAAGCTAGAATCGCTCACAATCAGAACAATGTTGAAAGTTCTGCTCCTGAAGTTTCAGTAGCTACTTAATAAAAAGCTACATCGTTGGAAAAATTCCACTCCACACTACAGGCTCTCTTGCACTCTACTCAAAACTAGTATATAAAAAACTCACTATACAATTAATTAGAATACTGACGCGTATAGTCGACGGCCTAGAGACAGTATTCGGAAAACTAGGAGGATAATAATATGGCACAAACACTATTTAGAGGACCAGTACTGCAAGGTAAATTTAACGAAGCAGGTTTAACTGGATTCAATCTAGAAAACAAATCAGCTAGCTACACAGTTACAGCTAATGATTCTGGTAAAACTTTTACATCATCTACTGATGGTGTAATATTTACTTTACCTGCAATCTCAATTGGTAGAGTTTACACTTTTGTAAATACTGCTCAAGATGGAGCTAATACACTAACTATTAGCCCAAATGCTAATGATGGTATTTTGTATGCTGGATCTTTAACAGATAACAAAGATCTTATTAATACAAAAGCTACATCAAAAGTTGGTGACTTTGTAGTAATTGCATCTTTAAACTCAACAGCTCATTGGACAGTTGTTGATGCACAAGGTGTATTTGCTAAAGAAGCATAATAAATAATTAGTGTGGACCTTCGGGTCCACATAAAATTAATTTTAAGGAGAAAATATGGATTCAGATCAGAAAACATTAAATATGGCAGTTGTTGGAGCTGATACTTTAGCAAGAGGAGCTAGAACTAGAATTACTTCTATACAAGCAAAAGGAATAGCAAGTTCTACTTTATTACTTTACGATGCAGCAACCGCAGGTGCAGCAGGAGCTGGAAATTTAGTAGCTACTTATAAATATGGAACTGAAGGATTAGAAGTTTATATTCCTGGTTCAGGTATTAAGTTTGAAAATGGTATTGTTTACAATTTAGCTGGAGCAGGCGGAAGCGTTACAGTAACAATTACAGGAGCGTAAGCTCATGGCTAACACAACTTCTGGAACTACAATTTTTGAAAAAGGTTTTTCTATTGCAGATATTGTAGAAGAATCTTACGAAAGAATTGGAATTTCTGGTGTTTCAGGTTATCAATTAAAAGGAGCAAGACGTTCTTTAAACATAATGTTTCAAGAATGGTCTAACAGAGGTTTGCATTATTGGGAAGTTGCAAACAATTCAATTACATTAGTTAATGGTCAAGCTGTTTATACAATGTTTAGATCAACAGCTGATGGTACATCTAGTGCAACAGCAGTTTATGGTGTAGATGATATTTTAGAAGCAAGTTTTAGAAATTCAGATAGTGTTGATACACCTCTTACAAAAATAAATAGATCAACTTATCAAGCATTATCAAATAAGACTTCTACAGGTCAACCTACTCAATATTTTGTTCAAAGATTTATTGATAAAATAACTGTTACTTTATATTTAACTCCAGGAACTGATCAAGCTGGTAAGTTTTTTAATTACTACTATGTAAAAAGAATCCAAGATGCCGGAGACTATACTAATGATGCAGATGTACCTTATAGATTTGTACCTTGTATGGTGGCTGGACTTGCATATTATTTAGCAGTTAAATATGCACCAGAAAAAATTCAAATGTTAAAAATGTTATATGAAGATGAACTACAAAGAGCTTTACAAGAAGATGGTTCTTCAACAAGTTCATTTATTACACCTAAAACTTATTACCCGAGCGTATAATGGCAAAATTATCTAGAGGAAAATATGCACAAGCAATATCCGATAGATCAGGTATGGCATTTCCTTATAATGAAATGGTAACTGAATGGGATGGAAGTTTTGTACACAATTCAGAATTTGAACCTAAACAACCACAGATTCAACCAACAAGATTTACAGGTGATCCTCAAGGATTATTAAATTCAAGACCAGATAGAACTGAACCCGCTACAGAAAATTTATTACCTGGAAATCCTTTGAGTCTAACTTCAGGATCAAGCACTGTAACTGTAACAGAACCTGCACATGGTAGATCAACAAGTGATATTGTTGTTTTTAGAAATGTAAATGGAAGCCCCGGAGGCCTGGTTTATTCTTTATTTGAAAATAGCTCAGGATTTAGTATAACAGTTATAGATACAAATAGTTATAGTTTTGATTGCGGAAGCAATGCAACTGTAACAGAAAATTCAGGAGGAATGTCTGTAACTGCAGGACCAGTTACTCTAACACCATAATGGCTTACACTTTAGCAAATTTACAAGACGATATTAGAAACTATACAGAAGTAGATGATTCTGTATTATCTAATACTATTTTAACAACAATTATTAAAAACGCTGAAAACAGAATTTACAGAGATGCAGATTCTGATGATAATAGATTTTATGCAACATCAAATCTACAAGCTGGAAATAGATATGTAACAATACCTTCTGATTTAAGATTTATTCGATATGTACAATTAACTGATTCATCTGGTAATCAAGTATTTTTAGAAAAAAGAGATACAAGTTTTATGGCCGAGTATTATAATACTCCGGGAACTCAATCAGGTTTACCAAAATATTATGGTAATTGGGATGCTAATTATTGGGTAGTATCACCTACTCCAGATAGCACTTATTTAATTACTTTAGCTTATACAAAACAACCAGATTCAATAACCGCTTC